TTGGCTCTGAGGGTGGGGACAGCCTGTACATCCAATCTGGCACGACGTCAGGTAGCGGCTTACGATTCCACCCAACCGCAGGCGTTATCGGGCCAGTCAGGAATGGAGCAATTTCAAACGACATCATCTCTCTAGGAACTTCAACACAACAGTTTGCGAATCTTTATCTGGGCACTGGGTTGTATATGTCTGGCTCTCAGGTCATAGACTCAAACCGCTATTTATACTCTCCAATATTTTACGATTCAGACAACACTAACTATTATGCAGATCCGGCTGGAAATTCTCGCACAAATACCGAACAGACTAACTATCTTGGTCTAGGTGTTGCCGCTAATACTTCAGGCGTTTACCGTTTAAATATGGGCGGTAGTATCGACTTGAACGCCAATAACATTGATTACGTTAGCCAGCTGCACTTTGCCGACAATGTTCGTTTTTATGATGATGGCAATGACAATTATCTGAACTTTAAATGGGGTGACAGTAGTGCTGGCGGCATTAAATTTTTCGATGGAAATGGTACGTTTCACGGCTATGTCTACGGAGATGGCGGGGGTCGATTTGGTTTACTAGATAATGATGGCAGCTGGGCGGTTCATATAGGTGTAGGTACAGAACCTTTACAGTTACGTTGCAATAATAACCCAGAGTTCTACGTCTATGATTCCTATACATACTCTCCGGGTTCCTCCAGAGCCCCCATTTTCTACGATTCAGACAACACCAACTATTACGTAGACCCTAGTGCTGCCACTTCAGCTGTGATCGCTGGCAACATTAATGTGCCGAATGATAAAGGCTTTATAACAGACAGTTCTTGGGTTCGTGTAACAACTGCTAATGGTTATATAACGTTTGGTCCAGCCAATACTAATTGGGCGCACATATATACAGATCGTCCTAATTTCTATTTCAACCAAAATCTTTATGTTCTTGGCGAAAAAGTATTTCACACTGGTTATCACCCCAATGCAGACACATGGACTACGGCTCGTACAAACACTGTAACTCTAACTGGTGATGTAACAGGCACAGGCTCTGCGTCAGTAAACGGTAGCGGCAACTGGACAGTAAGCATATCGACAGCTGTAGCCGATAACAGCCATAGCCACAGCAACTATGTGGAGCAGTTATCTGAAACTGGTTCCCCTGATTACCAAGACTCATCGAGTAGGCGGGTAAATCCTAACGCTTCTAACCCTACTAATGAGCATTATGCTGTAATGACTTTCGGTAACGAAGGGAACGTAACAGGCCAGTTAGCTACGCATTTTCAAACCGGCCAACCGTACACTCGTGGGTATAACAGTAGTTGGTCTGCATGGCGTAAAATATGGACTGACTCTAACGACGGCTCTGGCTCAGGTTTAGATGCTGATTTGCTAGACGGACAGCACGGCTCTTATTACGCCACTGCTAGCTCACTTGGTGGTTACGTAGCCAAATCCGGCGACACCATGACTGGTACGCTGACAATTGACAGCACCATTGATGTTCAGTTGTTTTTAACTTCCAGTGACTCTTGGACAGGTATTTCGTTTAACGATAGTGGTTCAGTTAACGATTATCTCTGGTATAACGGTACTAACGGAACATTTTCTATTGGGGGCAATGGCGCTAACGTTGCAGGGAAAAAACTACATGTAGATGGTGGTTTATCCGTTGGAGCAGGCGTAGATGCCACGGCTACCCCAACAAACGGAATTTATTCGCAAGGGTCTGTTAACGCACCAATCTTCTACGATTCAGACGACACCAATTACTACTTAGACCCGGCTAGTCAGTCTACCCTAAACAACCTTACTACTAACGAAAATTATACTACAGGCTGGCATAGAAACTATACCTCTGGCAAAGGTTTGTACAACCAAGCTACTACTCAGCATTTCTACTCTGATGATGATGATTGGTGGAACGTAGCAGGTGGTTCAGCTGCTAATGGCATTCGTTTTAGAGATGACCATGCAGGTACAGTCAGAGGAGCCGTATATGCAGATAATAGTAACAACGTAGGGTTCTTAAATAATGGACTTAGTTGGAAGGCCAGAGTTGTTGGGGGTGACTACTTCCTAGTGGAGGGTAGTTCCGTAAGAGCACCCATCTTCTACGATTCAAACGACACAAACTATTACTGTGATCCAGCTAGTACCTCAAGGTTTAACCAGACAGACACTAACTATGCTGACATTGTAGCGAATAACGCATATGCCCTTCGTTTTTGGGGCGGTAGTAACAGCTACAAAATAAATATGTCATCTGCTTCTGACGCAACATACGGTGGCAGAGCACCGGGTGAAACTACATCAGACTACAACATGTATTTTACTATGGCTGGTGGAACTAACCGTGGCTTTGTATTCCGTAATAGTAACCTAGCGACCGGTGTTGTAGCAGGCATTGATTCTACTGGTATAGGGTATTTCAACCAACTACGTTTTGGCGGACACAGTAATTCAGTAGCTTATGACTTTGATGGCGCTGGTACTGTTAATAGTGGTGATTCTCTTGCATACCTTAAAATGGCTAGCGGTATAGCAACTGGTACTGATTTTGATACGTACTCAATTGAGCCTAACTGGACTGCTTTATCCGGTAGTGTACACACAGACTGTAAATTCAGAATCATCTCCGCAAGAGGAAACGATCTAGATGCTTTAAAAGTCGCTGTAAGTACTACCCCGGACGGCACTGGCGATACAACCATAATAGGCAACATTGTAGGCGGAACCGACCCTTACATAATTGGTGGCGTTTCAATTAGCGCTGCATCAGTAAGATTGATTGGTACCGCATCCGCTGCCGATATGGAAATTGGCGATGCGACAATCACTAACGCTAGTTCTAACAACTTCCAATCAAGTTCTAATACGGCGTACTACTTAAGCCCATCAGCTACTGGCACATCCTTGAATGTGGCGGGGTCGATAGTAGCCGCCGGTAACGTCACTGCTTACTCAGACGCTAGGGTTAAGGATAATGTTGAGGGCATAACAGACGCAGTTAGCAAAGTATCTCAGCTGAATGGTGTTACCTATACTCGTACAGACTTAGGGGATAAAGAGAAGCGCTATGCTGGCTTAATAGCCCAAGACGTAGAGAAAGTACTACCAGAAGCTGTAACCGACGACACTATTAAACGCTTGGACTATAATGGTACTATTGCTTTACTAGTAGAAGCTATCAAAGAACAACAGTCTCAGATCGAGGCGTTGCAAACTGAAATCAAATCTCTGAAGGAGAAATAGTATGGAATACGCATGGGAAGTCACAGGACTTAAAACCACTAACGGCGGTGGGGTTGTGCAGACGTACTGGAAAAAGACTGGTACTGATGCGGATGGCAACACTGGCACTTTCTCTGGTGCTACACCTTTTGATGTTGATGAGTCAGCGGAAGACTACATTCCGTTTGAAGACTTAACTGAAGCAGACGTACTCGGTTGGATACAGGCAGTTGTTGTAGGCTCGTACGAAGAACACGTTAACGGCCAGATCCAAAAGCAAATAGACCAGAAAACCGTTACTGACGCTGCTATGCCTTGGGCACCTGCACCTGAAGAAGTACCTGCTGAGCCGACTCCTGCGGAGTAACTGAATGGCACTCCAGACGTCAGGGCCTATTAGCCTAAACGATATACAAACCGAGTTTGGTGGGAGCAACCCCATCAGCTTGTCCGAGTATTACGGTGCAGCTAGTGGTATACCTGCGTCTGGAACTATTAGCCTAAGCCAGTTTTATGGTGCGAGTGCTTCCCAGTTTAGTGTGACTCTGTATAGTGGAAACAGCTCTACACAAAGTATTAGTGTTGGCTTTGAGCCAGACATGGTTATTATTAAGCGTAGAGGCGGCACTGGTTCGCCTACCCTGTTTGACCGTGTTCGTGGGGACTATTATCCGATATGGACAGATGTTACTTCCGCACAAGCAGCACAAAACACTAATACTGTAGCGCTCACATCCACTGGTTTTTCTCTGGGTGGGTCATCACTTTCTCTTAACAACTCTGGCGATAACTACGTAGCTTACGCATGGCAGGCTGGTGGTTCTCCTGTTACTAATACAGATGGCACCATTACTAGTAGTGTATCCGCTAATACTGAACTAGGGTTCAGTATTGTAGACTACGCAGGTGAAGGCAGTTTTTTAGATACAATAGGGCACGGGCTAGGCGTTGTTCCAGAAGTAACTATACGAAAATCCAAACTTACTTCAGGTTCTTGGGGTGTTGTAGTTACTGGAACCTCTAATCTAGTGGGTCTTCAGGGTACTGGAAGTACTGCTTTGGGTACAGGTGCTTATGGCTACGCGTATTTAAACACTAATGCTGGATTTGCGACAACGGCGTCTACCTCCTATGCAAGCACTGCCACTACATTCAAGGCGTGGGTACATAGAGAGTTAGCGGTTAGATATACCGCTTATTGTTTCGCTAGTGTGGCTGGTGTGTCCAAAATAGGTACATATACTGGCAACGGCAATACTACTACTGGGGTTACAGTTACCACCGGGTTTGAACCATCCTTTGTATTACTGAAGCGCGCCAACAGTACTTCTGACTGGCTTGTGCTAGATAATCTTCGAGATACTACTAATCCAAGGTCAGTCGCGTTGTTCTTTGATTTGAATATAGCTGAGATCAACAGCACTACTTATAACACAGACTTTAACTCAACTGGGTTCACTGTAAAAGGATCGTCTGGTAACGTTAATGCTAGTGGGTCATCATACCTTTACATAGCGATAGCTTGAGGAATTTAGAATGGCTGAACAACTAACGCCTGAGCAACTTATAGAAATAAGCGACGCATACAGGGCTGAAAGAAATATGTTACTACGAGATTGTGACTGGACGCACGTCACTGATGTTGTTTTAACAGTGGAAGAAAAACAAGCTTGGGCAGAGTATAGACAAGCTCTGCGTGATATAACAAGTCAACCAGATTTTCCTTACACAATCGACTGGCCTACTAAGCCGTAGCAAAGGGGGCATAGCCCCCTAACTTATACCGCTTTATCGGCTGGCTCGCCTTCTTTAGGCTTTTCCATCTCGATCTTAAGTAAGTTCAAGAAACCATCGTGTGCCATGTTTAGCTGGTCAACACGTGCTTTAGCTGCGTCTAACTGAGTACGTAAGTCATTGATCTGCGCAATGCAGTATTTTACGGCGTCAGAAAGATCATCGTAGTTATGTTCTTTTCCATCGATATTAACGACTTTGTTTTGTTTTTCGTCCATTGTGTACGCTCCATGTAAAAGGTTGTTAGTCAAGTAACTGCGCTTGCGCAGTATCTATTGTATATTAGTGGGCTTATAGTACAATACTTTTAAAGCCCTTGCATAGGAATGCATGTATATGCTTAAACAAGCGATTAAATCTAGAACTGTGCAGTTTGGCGTGGCAATTGCCTGTTTATCCGTGCTGCAGGGTTTTGTTGGTTTTCTACCTGCCGACCCTGCCATCCAAGCTATAGTTGGGTGCACAATTGCTTCAGGTATCGTCATTCTCCGTTTTATGACAACCATGCCGGTAAGCGAAAAATGAAACCGCTAGGGCTGCGTGGAACTTACGAGTCTCTAAAGTCAGCTAATGGCACAGCCCAACACCTCCTTCTTTCCATCTGGGGTATCATTGCCGCCGGTGGATTCTACGCCGTAGGCATATCTAATCTTCATTTAACTGCTTGGGTTGCCGCCTCAATTCTAGTTATGTACTGCACTATCTGGACTAAAAAGCCGTGTCTTCTTTGGGCGATTCGTCTGGATGTAATGTTGACCACTGTAGTGCTAGCTGAGTATTTATGCATAGAGTGGGACACCGGAATCAACACGGTTGTGTTTTTCTTGGGTAGAATAAGCGCAGCTGTTATACTACTTACACACGGCTTGTATCTCGCCAATTTGGTTAGGCGGCAGATGCTAGAGGCTAAGCGTTTTGAAGTGGAGTTTATCAGTGACATTAGATGATATTATGCCATTGCTGGTGGCCTTAGTTGGAGCTTCTGGCTTGTGGGCTTATCTATCAAAAAGGTCAGACCGCATTTACCTTGAGGCAAAAGAAGAAAGGGAAGATAGGGCTGAGTTTAATGACACCCTAAAGGCGCAGGTAGATAGATTGTCAGAAAAAGTAGATATTCTTATAAAAGACAAAGAAGAACTTTTAAAAGAGATAGCAAGTTTGCGGGCCGAGCTTGCTGAAGCTAGGGCTACAGTAAAGCACCTAGAAACCATGCTGATGACAAAATGATTGAGGCGCTGATATGGATCGGTTGTTTGGTAAGCTGGACAAGAAGCTAGATTTAAAGGCCGACAAGTGATTGCGGAGCTTACCGCGTTTAATGCCGCTTACTCGGTAGTGAAAGAGTTTGTAGCCAATGGCAAGGATTTGACCGACTGTTTTAGTTTTATCGGTCAGATGACTACAGCGAAAGAAGACCTTAAGTTACGGCAAACAAAGAAGAATGGCTTTACCAGTGATGCTGAAGAGTTTGCAGCACTTGAGCAGATTAAACAAGCCGAAGACGAACTCAGAGAGTTGATGCAGTATTACGGTAGAGCTGGCTTATGGGATGACTTCGTTAAGTTTCAAGCAGAAGCACGCAAGGCTAGACTCTTAGAGCGTAACGAAAGAATTAAGAAGATCAATAAACGCTGGCAATATGCAAGTATTGTTGTTGCGGGCTGTCTTGGACTCATAGGTTTGTACGCTATCTTTGTGATAGCCAGTGCGGTTTTAGGGAGCTGAAATGATTGAGGCGTTGATTGGCCCCGTGATGGGCTTGCTTGACAAGATAATCCCAGATCCTACAGAAAAGGCTAGGCTCGCCCATGAGATAGCCACGTTAGCAGAAAGACAGGCCCATGAAATTGCTAAGTCCCAAATTGAAGTTAATCGTACTGAAGCTGCTAGTTCCTCGATGTTCGTGGCAGGATGGAGACCCGCAGTGGGCTGGATATGTGCTGTTGGTCTCGGCTTCAATTTTATTTGTGTGCCTATCGGCAATTTTGTTCTCACGATCAATGGAAGCCCTGTTGTTATTCCCGCACTTGATGTATCCCAGATGATGCCTGTTTTGATGGGGATGTTGGGGCTTGGTGCGTATCGTACATTTGAAAAAACTCGGGGCGTGGCCCGAGACAAGTAGAGTTTTTACGGTTTATACTTGCAAATCGTAAAAATGTGAGGACCGTATGGCTTACTTTAAAATTGACAGGTTCAGTGGTATAGCGCCGGGTGTGTCGCCTAGGCTTTTAGCGGAACAGTTTGCACAGACCGCAGTCAACGTAGATTTTGAGTCCGGTAGATTAACCCCGATTACGTCTAATCTATCTGTTTTTGCGCTGCAGTCTAGTAATAGAAGCTCTATTTATTATTACAGGGATACTAACTGGTTAGAATGGCCAGAAGCTAATGTAAAAGCTGTCCCCGGCCCGATACCGGGGGATACTCTAGATAGGCTGTATTGGACGGGCGAAGAGTACCCTAAAATGGGCACCGTTACTACGATAGTTAGCGGGACGTCGGGTTACCCTGCTAATTCTTATAGGCTCGGCGTTCCAGCGCCACCAAACGCCCCCACTATCTCTAAGACCGGGGATGCAGATCCAGATCAAACGCCAGATGACGTAGCGTACGTATACACGTATGTAACTGCTTTCGGTGAAGAGGGCCCGCCTAGCCCAGCTAGTAATGTATTAGAGAGGACAGACACAGAAACTGTTACTGTGCCTATGCCGTCTTCTGATCACCCTAGTGGCAACTATAACTTTGGGACCGGCGCGTTAAAACGTATATACAGATCAAACACTGGATCTACTAATACTACGTTTCAGTTCGTTGCAGAAGTCCCATTCACAACTACTTCGTATCAGGACGCTTCTGCGTCTTTTGCTTTAGGCGAAGTGTTGCCAAGCGAGACGTGGATAGGTCCGCCTGACGATAACACTTCTTTGTATCCCGATGGCCCTCTGCAAGGGTTAATTATCGTTGCTAATGGTGTGTTTGCTGGGTTTACAGGTAAACGTTTTTGCCTTAGCGAACCCTACCTGCCCCACGCTTGGCCAATATCCTACAGAATTACTCTAGAAGAAGACATAGTTGCTATTGGAGCGACTGGTAATGGGGTTGTCTGCCTTACTAATGGTGCCCCATATTTTGTTACGGGCACAGATCCAAGTGCAATGACGCCTATTAAGGTTGAGTTAGCTCAAGCTTGCGTAAATGTTAATAGCGTTGTAGATATGGGTAGCTACATACTGTATGCAGGGCCTGATGGGCTGTGCGCTGTCAGTGGAGTAGAAGGGAGCGTAGTCACTGAAGGCCTAGTGTCAGTTAAACAATGGAATGCTGATTTTAACCCTACTACTTACAAAGCTTTTAGGCACGAAAATACTTATGTGGCTTTTTGGGAAGATGGCGGATTTGTATACGATCCTAGAGCCGAAGCTGCAGCGCTTTCATTTATAGAGTACTCTGGCACTATTCGGGGCGGCTATATGAACCCTAAAGATGGTGAGCTGTACGTGATTTTAGATGGCGCTGTACAAAAATTTAGAGGTGGAGCTGAAGCTAAACAGGTTACATGGAAGTCAAAACAGTTTGTTACGCCGAGACCGCTCAGCATGAGCTGGGTGTCTGTGCACGCCCAAGATTACCCTATTGCTGTCAAAGTGTGGGCTGACGGTACTCTTGTCGCCGACTATTCTTTGTCTGAGGCTAGCGGTGTATATACACAAACAGTTACCGTGCCGTCTGGCGCGTCTACTGGTACTTTGCGTGAACCTATAATGAGGTTACCGCCTGTTATAGCGCAGGTTTGGGAAGTTGAAGTATCAGGTTCTGTTGCAATTGATGAAGTTTGCCTTGCCCAAAGCATGCAAGAGATACAAGAGTTATGACGACTAAGCGAACTACATACCCTACAAAAGTACCTAGCTTACCTAACTTACCTAGGGATATATCCCCGGAGCTTCGTAGGTATTTAGAGAACTTAGTAGAAGCTGTAGAAGTGCGATTAGGCCGCCGTGGGGATCAGCGTGATAGGGCAATTACGCTAAGAGAGTTAATAAATAGCGGGCTAGCGGTAGACTTAACCGATAGACCTTTTAACCCCAACCTTTCTGGTAGTGATTTTACTCCGTCTGTAATTACTCCAGCTATAAATACCACTGTTCCACCCGCCCCTACCGGCTTTACAGCTACTGGAGCATACTCGGTAATTCTTTTATTTTGGGACTCTCCAAACTATACAAACCACGGGCAAACAGAGGTGTGGCGTCACGATGCTGACATTATTGGCGACGCTCAACTAGTTGGCGTATCTAGCGGCATAGCCTTTTCAGACCCAGTTGGAGAGTCTAGTTCATACTATTATTGGATACGGTTCGTAAGTGAGGACGGTATACCCGGTCCTTTTAACTCTTCGGCTGGGACTTTAGCTGAGACAGCGTTAGATGTTGAGTATCTGTTAGAGATACTTGCAGAGTCTATATCTGAGTCGGAATTAACCCAAGATTTACTTAGCAGAATAGACCTTATAGATGGGGATGCTTCGGTTGTTAATTCGGTTAGGTACTTATTAGCCCAAGAAACTGCTGCTCGGATTGCCGCTATAACGCAAGAAATTAATGACCGTACAGAAGCTATATCTGACCTTGGCGATACTATTGCAAATGAGGTGTCTGAGTTAAACTCAGCTATAGGCGATGAAATTAGTGATCGCATAGCGGCTTTAGCGCAGGAAGTTTCTGACAGGAATACTGCAATAACTACAGCCGTTTCAACTGAAGCCGCAGCTAGGGCAGCAGAAGTTGCTGCCGCTAGTCAAAATCTACAAAGCCAAATAAATGATCTAATTTCTGTAACTGAGTATGATAATGCTACTTCTTACGCTATAGATGATCAGGTAACTTACGAAGGTGGGTTGTACCGTGCAACAGCCCCAACAACTGGTAATTTACCCACTGATACTAATTACTGGCAGTTGCTTGGTGATTACACTAGCTTAGGCGAATTTGTAGGTGAAAATGCTGCTGCCATTGTAGAGCTAAATAATGTTTCTGCTACTTCTACATCTGCTTCTGCCTTAGCTTTATATGGGTTGCAATCTCAAATAAACGACCCTGATACTGGGCTACCAGCTACGCGGGCTACACTGTTTGAAGAGTATTACACTGCGGTTGAAGCCGACCAAGCAATAGCATCGGCCACTACTGGTTTAGCTTCCGAAACATATGTAGACACGGAATTAGGTAACTATACTTCTACCGCAGATTTAACTGCAAACTACTACACTAAAACTACCGCAGACGAAGCAATAGCTTCAGCAGTTTTGGGACTTGCCTCCGAAACATACGTAGATACAGAGTTAGGTAACTATACTACTACCGCAGATTTAACTACAAACTACTACACTAAGACTACTGCAGACGAAGCAATTGCTGCCGCTGTTTTAGGGTTAGCTTCTGAAACGTACGTAGACACGGAATTAGGTAACTATACTACTACCGCAGATTTAACTACAAACTACTACACTAAGACTACTGCAGATGAAGCAATTGCAGCTGCTGTATTGGGGCTTGCGTCTGAGACGTATGTAGACACGGAATTAGGTAACTATACTACTACCGCAAATTTAACTACAAACTACTACACTAAAACTGGAGCCGATGAAGCAATTGCCGCTGCCGTGCTTGGGTTAGCCTCTGAAACATACGTAGACACGGAATTAGGCAGTTATACTACTACCGCAAATTTAACTACAAATTACTACACTAAAACTGGGGCTGATGAAGCAATTGCAGCTGCTGTTTTAGGGTTAGCATCTGAATCGTATGTAGATACAGAGTTAGGTAACTATACTACTACCGCAGATTTAACTACAAACTACTACACTAAAACTGGAGCCGATGAAGCAATTGCTGCTGCCGTGCTTGGGTTAGCCTCTGAAACATACGTAGATACAGAGTTAGGTAACTATACTACTACCGCAGATTTAACTACAAATTACTACACTAAAACTACTGCAGATGACGCAATTGCAGCTGCTGTTTTAGGGTTAGCAGCCGCTACTGAGTTTGACAACTATACTACTACGGCTGACTTACAAGAAAACTACTATACTAAAACTACTGCAGATGACGCAATTGCTGCTGCTGTTCTAGGGTTAGCTTCTGCTAGCGACTTTGACAATTACACTACTACAGCTGATTTACAGGAAACTTACTACACTAAAACTGGGGCTGATGACGCAATTGCAGCTGCTGTTTTAGGGTTAGCTTCTGCTAGCGATTTTGATAGCTATACTACTACAGCTGATTTACAGGAAACTTACTATACTAAAACTGGGGCTGATGACGCAATTGCGGCGGCAGTTTTAAATTTGGTTTCTACTACTGACCTTCAAGACTACACTACTACAGCCAGTCTTGAAGAGAATTACTATACTAAAACTACTGCCGATGAAGCAATTGCTACTGCGATTTTTGGTCTGGCGTCTAGTGCAGATTTGGATAATTATGCAACTACCGCGACGCTTACTGGTAATTATTATACTTCTGCTGATACAGACGATGCTATAACCGCCGCTACTCTTGACCTTGCTTCAACTACTGACCTTGAAGATTATGTAACTTCTGCAACGCTTACGGAATCTTATTACACTAAAACCGAAGCTAATAGTGCAATATCGACTGCAGTAAGTGCGCTTTCGTCCGTGGTCGGTGCCAATGCAGCGGCTGTAGAAGCAGCAGCTGAATCAATAAACGGCCTTAACGCAAAGTATACAGTTAAAATAGACAATAACGGCGCAGTAGCTGGGTATGGACTTGCGTCTGCACCCAACGATGCTGGCGAAATAGTAAGCGAGTTTATCGTTAACGCTGATCGTTTTGCTATCCTAAAAGGCGCTACTGATACTGGCGATCCTGTTATTCCGTTTACTGTTATTGCTACTGCTACTGAAATAAACGGCGTAGAAGTTCCGGCAGGTGTGTATATAAGCGACGCGTTTGTCGCTAATGGTACTATAACAAATGCCAAGATCGGTGAAGCTGCCATCGACGATGCTAAGATACTCAACATCAACGCTGAAAAAATAACCGCTGGTCTTATAGACGCTACAAGAATTGGGGCCGATTCTATAGACGCTGAAAAACTAACTATATCATCTGACACAGATGGCACCGCTAGTTCTATTTACATGGATAGCAATGGGGCTATAAAAGTATACGACGCTAGCGGCACGCTTCGCGTCAAGTTAGGTAATCTAGGCGCTTAAGATGGCAAATGTTGTCTTTCCCATTACGGTAGGCTCTGCTTATTTGGCATCGACCGGGTACACTTACTATGGTTACGATAGCGGCCCGACTTTATTTTATGGTGATATAGGATCAAGCGTTTTTGTTGGCGTAGGCGGCAAAGAATATATAGTACATGGTACTCGCTGGGCGGCTGAATCACCCAATAACCGTGTTTATCTGCGTTTAGATAATCCCACTATATCCGCATCTGATAGCTGGCAAAGCTACAGGGATGTTTTCACTTCGTACACTGTTGGGAGCACAACACTATCGAGTAGTGCCATAGTTAGTGGTTTTACCGTAGATGGTGGCGTTGGCTTTTATTGGAATGTTGTTAGTAATCCATTCGGTGCCGTTGGTGGCACAACTAATATTTCACTTAACGGCGTTCTTAGCGGTGCGTATGGGTTAGAAATATACAACTCTTCAGGTACACTTGTTGTAACTTTAACGGATAGGCTTGTCAGGTATGTTAGCTATCACTTTGGCTCTCTTACTGCTAATCAATCTACTACTATAGACGTGCCGGGCTTAACTAACGACGGTACGTGGGGGTTTAACTCTGAAGGTGGCGACGCTACATACGTAAAACTTACTTATGGGTCTACCGGCGTTTTAAACGTACAAAACTTAAATAACTTGACTAGGTATTACAGCATACAGGTATTTCGAGTATGAGTTATGGTATGACAGTTAGTAACGCATCTGGTTTTGTGCAGGTTGCAGAACCTTTTGACAACGTGTCTGTGTTTGGTTCTGGCACTGTAACTACTCAATCACCCGGAGCTGGGGCAACTCCTACTAATCTTCCTTCTGGCACGCCTGATGATATAATTATTTTTGCTAAGCCTTCTACTCCTAGCGGTGTTTACAAGTTTAGTATGTTGCTTGATCGTATTGGTGGAGCTACGCCTAGATTTTACTTTTATGATAGTTTTAGTAGTACAGGGCAAAGTATTGACTACATAATACTTACTAAGTCGCAAACACTAACTGTCCCGTCTAGTGGATATGGATTAAATGTCTACAACTCATCTGGCAATTTAGCATTTACTTCTGAATACGGCACTAGCAGGGTTTATCAGTCTAGAGTAACTACCCCTTCCTCCTCTACTTTTGCTAGTGTGTATCCTAACGTTGGCGGGGAGCTACTAAACAACACATGGGCATGCATGAACGCGTATGGGTTTTTTGGTTTTGCGCCTGAAGCCCCGTCATACACTAGCGGTCTTGCTTATAAAGTTAAGTTTGATTTTACTAACGATCAGCTCAGCTCTTTAGTTGATCCGTATGGAACGATATATTTTTCGTTACCACCAGTTACAAACTCATCATCCAGAGTAGAGATGCTTGCGAGGTTTTAATGATTAAAGTTGCAATGGTAAATGCTAACGGCGAGGTGGTAAGCATAATCTCTCCCAGTACTGACTCTGCATTTTACAATGGTCAAATGTACGGTGATTTATTAGCTATCCATATACCGTACACTTCTAACGATGTCCAAGTAATAAATACATGGGTCTATGACAACGGTCAGTGGTCAACGCGAACTGCTAGGCCGGGCGAGTACTATGCATGGGAAAACATGCAGTGGAACTTTGACTCTGCTCGTTTTATGGAGCTACTTCGTAATGAGCGTGATATACGATTAGCTAAATCCGATTGGACCCAAATGCCTGACTCACCTCTCAGCCCAACTGTTAAAGGTTGGTGGGCATCGTACCGCCAACAGTTGCGAGATATTCCTGCTAACTTGGAAGGGGTAACCAGCCTTGACCAAGTTCAGTGGCCAACGGAGCCTTAATATGCACAAAGGACAACCTTGTATTAACCAAAAACCAAAGAAAGCTCGCATGCCTAAGTCAAAAACCAACAAGGGTTACACGCCTAAAAAGCGTTAATTTTAGGGGTTGAGAGAGGCGCTCCTACGTGAAAAGTAGAGCGTTAACAAGGGCTTAGTGCTGCAGATTTTAAAGCTTATTTTGGCAAAATGGGCAGGTTAGATCGCTATACAATTCTGGATCTATTTTAGAGGGCGGTATGTCGAGGTACTTAGCTAATTTTATGATAGCGGACGGGTTTAGCTCTGTTGTCCCACTCAGGTACTGACTAAACGCGCTTTGTGTCCACCCAATTTTAGCCGCTGCTTCTGTCTGTGTGACTTTATCGCGTTGCTTTTTTAGTTTCCACTCACGTTGCAAGTTCTCTAGTCTAGTTTCCACAGACAACTCCCGTTATCCAGTCGGCTACTTCTTTTCTAGACACGGCACGCTTTTGGTAATCAGATTTTAAAAGGTAGTTGTTCCATTCTTTTTGCTCGAGGACAATGGCAGATTCTTCGCAGCCGATTATTACTGCAGCGCGTTGGTTGTAAGTTGCTAGTCGATCTAACCAGAGTGCTTGTTGCACGGATAGCGATGTCCTTATAGCAGTTGTATCTTTGCTTGGCAGTTTCTTTACGTACTTGTATTCGACAAATAGAATACTAGCGGGGCCAGCATAAAATGCATCTGGTACCCCGCCAGCAAACGTGTCGTGTATCTTCCAGACGAATACGTCAGAAGGAAGATGACGATGCACGGATTTTACAAACCCGTGCTCGTTCATGCACGACTCAGTAGATTACGAGTACTGCTCATATAACGCTTCGGCCAGTTTGTAATCTTCTTCTTGAGCCCAACCGACAAACTCAACGTCTACGTTCATAAACGCGTTGCCCATGCGGTTTTCTACAGCTACCGACTTGATCTTCCAAAGACCAGAGAATCGGTCTCCACCTTTCATGCCGATCTGCGAGTTCCAGTTACGAGAGATACGTAGCTTGGAGCTGGCAAAGTCCATGATTACTGGGGTGGGTTCAAGGCTACCTGTCTCAGGATCTTTGAGCAGCAACACGTGAGTGTGAGTCTCGGTGATGTCATAGTCTTGAGGCTTGTCTTGCGCGTTGATTGCATCTTGTGCTTCTGCTTGTGAGCTAAAAGAACCCAACAAACCGCCGCCTGCATCACGCTTGCGCCAAACAGTGAACTCGTGTTTGAACGTAATGCTGATGGCATACAGTTCTTCACCGTAGTTATGATCGGTCAAGGTGTTGAGGAAGTGGCCGGGCTCTGCGCCTTTAACATAGTTGGCATGATGCTTATCTACTTCGTCAGACATTTTTTGTAACAGCTTGACTCGGGGAATGGTTACGTTGTTGCCAACGTTCTCATTGCCACGGCCTACGCCTTCTGCTTTCTTGATGTATGCTGGTACTTTGTCTTCTGGGATTGCTAACGCTGTGCTACTCATAGTTCATTGTTCCTTGTTCATTAATAAATTAAAGTGATCTAAAGTTGATTCGACGTACAGTTCGTGGCTGCAAACCGGGGACTGCTTCGCCAAGCTTCTGCAATTCCTTGTATGTAGTTGAACTGACGCGTCTGTGCAAGAGGCTAAGGTCTCTGGTAGCTATGATGTGATCGTATAACAGATCCCAGTCAATAACTTCAGGTACCATATCCTCATTGATCGATACAGAAGCCTTGTCGTTCGCAGTGCGTGACAAACCTTCAGCATCCATCTTCTTGAGCAGTAAGACATCGATATTATCTTGTGTCTCACGCAAGCTTTTTAACTCTCGATTAAGCTCATCCATTTGATCTTTGATGGCTGCTCGAGAAGCAATTAAGTCATTAATTGTTGTTTGTTCATTAACCATTAGTCTTTCCTTTTTTGTGTAGCTCATTAAGAATTGTTAATAGTTCTTCCATTCGTGTAAGTTTACCGTCTAGTTTTTCATATACATCTGTTTCCCACGTATCTTTAGCTGCGATCTGTATGATCTCAGTGCGTTGTGTTTGACCGGCACGGTAGATACGTCGGTTGAATTGTTGGTAATGCTCTGCGTTGTACGTTGGCGACGACCATATAATCGATGTAGCTTTGGTCATGGTTAGACCGTGGCCTGCTGATTGCGGGTGTGCAAACACTACTTGCAGCTGACCAGCTTGTATGCGGTCAACGATATCTTTGCGTTTGTGGCTTGGTGTGCTGCCATCTATAACGCCGTACGATATACCTAATTTGTCAGCTAGCGCTGTCATGTGGTCACGTTCGTGCTTCCAGTTGAATGCAACTAGCGAGTGTTTCCGCTCTTGCACAAGTTGCATAACTAAGTCATATCGCTCTGAATGTATGCCCTGTGCTACACCGTGTTCGTCGTACACAGCGCCAGTGCACAGCTGCAGTAGCTTTTTAACTTTGGCACCGGCGTGTACAGCATTGATTGTTGTTTTACCTGTGTACAGTACTGAGTCTTCAGCTAGCGCTATGTATTGGCTTTGGATAGTTTTTGGCAGAGTCACGTACATTTGACGTGTAGTCTGCTCTGGCATGTCGATACACTCTTCTAGCTTGTAGCGAATGTTTATGTCATGCAGCGCTGCAGCAACAATCTCTTGAGCGTCGCTTTTGTCTACCCATTCGTTAGCAAAGCCATTGAAGTGTGATGTACAGACAGCTGATCTGAAGCCGTAGAACCTGCGACCTAACCGTTCACCGTCGTCAATGATTAGTGTCGGGTGCCAGATGTCAAGGATAGTGTTGCTGTTAGGGGTACCTGACATTGCTACGCGGTACTTAAAGTGCTGTGCAATTTTAAGTGCAGCTTTACTGCGTTGGCTGTCTTTGTTCTTGAATGCTGTGAACTCATCGATGCACAACATATCGAATTGGTCTAAATACTTGCTGTTCTTAACTAACCATTTAACTGCATCGTGGTTAGTGATGACGATATCTACGTCTTCTAAGAATGCTTTTTCTCGGTTCTTTGCGTATGCAACGGCAAACGTTAGCTGCGGAGCAAACTTCTTTATGTCGTCTCCCCATGATGCTTCAAGGATAGATAGCGGGGCAAGCACAAGCATTTTGCTTTTACTGCGCCGTACAAATGCATCGATAACACTGCGCGTTTTGCCAGTGCCGGGGTCAGATGTTACAAGTACTCGTTCGTTATTTAATATGAAGTCTGTAGTTGTCTTTTGATGTTCGAATGCTTCTTGCATATTTGATCACTCATTGATTACAAATAATATTAGCACAGCTTATATTTAATGTTCAAGAAAAATTACTGGTTGATCTGAAGACCAGCAATATCCGCACGTTGCGCAGCTTGCAGTCTTACCTGTTTGTTCTGGGCAATAGATACCTTTGAATACTGTCCCTACAGTATTTTCTGTATACGCAGCAAAATCTGTTGTGTGGTCGTCTGAAAACCGTATTGCTGATTGGTCTGGCGCTATACGGTTGATAGAGTCTACAGCTTGACCCATCTCAGTAGACAGTCTGTGATGCGTATAGCCAAACACTTTGAGGTTAGGGTGTTCTATGAGCATTTGTACCCAAAAAATGCAATAGTCAATGTCAAAGAAGTCACCGAGTACGTGAAGACGTATGACGATGCCTTCAGGGTGTTTAGTTAGTAGTTCGACAAGTTGCTCTCGTAAGAGCGGTAAGAAATCTGGGTGAGTATGATCAAACCTATGACCAAACGGCATGTTGTTACCATAGCAATTATCCCATTGTTCGCAGTAATCTGGACATGACACTCGTTCTTCTAGTGTCAATGAGTATATTTTTAACCCTTTCCACTTCTTAATTGTTATTACGTCGCCTAGTTTTGCGTTGGCTTTGCCTTCCTTTAGCATTTTCTTGTGAGGTACTTTGACGCTCTTTATGTACTTTGTCCTTTGTCGTTTTAAT